AACCGCTACACGCTGAAAGCGCACCGCCAGCACGCCGCGCTGGGCACGGTGCCCGACGACCTGCCCCTGTGGGCCCAAGACCTCGAGAGGAAGCGCCATGGATCCAGTGTTCTCCCGACCGGGTGAGGCCCCGACCGCGTTCGAACGCCAGTTGCTCGACGCGGCCGCCGTGCATCACCCATCGACCACGCAGGAGCTGTGGCTGCTGATCGCCCAGCGTGCCGGGCTGGAGGCGCTGATGGTGGTGCTGGACGAATTCGGCAACGGCGCGGTGTGGGTGCCATCGCGGCGCACGTTCTTCAACGCGCTGGGTGGCCCCACGCTGGAAAACATGATCACCACGCTGCTCGACCAGGACGTGAGCCAGCGCGAAATCGCGCGGCGCATGTGCATGAGCCACACCCAGGTGCAGCGCATCGCCGCCCGCCACCGCGGCACATGCGCGCATGGAACTGCACCGGCCACCCGTGAGAAACAGCGCGGATGACGGACAAACCGACAAAACGCCCGTACACGCTGTCGCCGGCCGCGCTGGAGCAGCGGCGCAAGGCGTCGCCAGCGGGCGCTTCGGCGCCGAAATCGGGCTACACCATGAGCGAGGAAGCCGTGCAACAGCGCCGCGACAACCTGCCAGCCGCTGCCGCCGCCGCCACCGGCCCGATCACCGACGAGGGCAAGGCGGCAAGCAGCCGCAACGCGTGGAAGCATGGCCGCTACAGCGCCATCAACCGCGCGCAGTTCGCCAGCGGCGCCACCAGCATCGCCAAGATGTTCGGCAAGCCGTGCGTCACCACGTGCCCGTTCCACCCCGACAACCCCGACCGCACCGAGGCGCCGTGCAGCCTGGTGCTGGATGGCCTCACCCGCGCCGGCGGCAGCTGCCTGGACAAAACCGTCTACGTGCACGCGCTGGATTCGCTGATGTCCGCCTTCACCGATGGCGATATGGACGGCATGCACGGCCTGCTCGCCACCGAAATGGCTGGCAACTTCCAGCTGCTGCGGCAGATCCGCGAGGAGATCGCCGAGCACGGCCTGCTGATCGAGATTCCCATGATCACCCGGGATGGTGACGTGGTGCGCGACCAGGACGGAAAACCGATGGTCGCCGACATGAAGCCCAACCCGATCCTGGCGCACTTGATCAAGCTCAACGAATCGCTGGGCATCAACCTCGCCGAGCTAATGGCCACGCCGCGCGCCCGCGAAAAACTGAAAGACGACGACGAAGCCGCCGGTGGCCTGCAGTCGCTGCTGGGGGCGATCTTCAACCGCGCGCAGCGAAAGCTGCCGCCACCTGCGAGGGACGACGAATGAGCGAGGAAATGAGCCACAGGATTCTCACCTGCGTGTACTGCGGGCATGAGTACCCACAAGACACGCCAGCGCACGGCAACCAGGTGCTGACCGACCATATCGCAGGGTGCAAGCAGCACCCGATGCGCGCGGTAATCGAGCAGCGCGACAAGCTGCGCGCCGCGCTCGCAGGGCTTGTCGGAGCAAGCTCAAAAGAGGAACTGGATGCCATGGAAATCGGCGTCCGCTCGCTTCCGGGGTGCGACGAGGACCGCGCGGCCGCACTCAACGCGATTCATGCGCTGCGCGAGAGTGCGGCCTAACCATGCCTAAGCTCCGCCGCCGCCCCACCGCCGACCACGACGTGCTGCGCCAGATGGACGAGCGCGGCGTGTTCGCGCCGGACGAGTTCGACGCGTGGCTGTGCGAAAAGGGCTGGGCATGGCAGGCGTTGTCGCGGGGCGATTACGGCATCACGCTGGAGCAGGCGATGTTCCTGTTCGTGTTCGTCGACCCGGTGCGGTGGGCGGAAACGTTCATGGTGGAGCCGCGCACCGGCGAGCCGTGGCAGTTCTTCGACTACCAGCGCGAGAGCGTGCGCAGCTGGCGGCAGGACGTGGTGCACCAGGACGGCGCCGAGGTCGGCAAGACGCGCGAGATCACGGTGCTGATCCTGTGGGGCCAATGCACGTCGATGGGGTTCACCGTGCGCCGGCCGTGGATGCTGGTGGGCGCGCCGCAGCAGACGCACCTGGACGAGATCATTCTGGCCATCGAGGGCCAGGTGGGCGCGCAGGAAGGGCGCGCCGAGGCGCGCGGCTCGCTGCTAAGCCAGTTCTGGCTGCAGCCCAAGCGCACGCCGCACATGATGCAGCGGTTTCTCACCATCCCGCTGGGCGAAACGGAAAAGCCAGGCATTGGCCGCGTGTATTACCGGCCCGCCGGCCACGACGGCGAAGCGTTCCGCGGTGTGCACGTCAACGCCATGGCGCTGGTGGACGAGGCGGCCAAGCTCAAGCGCGCGGTGCAGTGGAGTGAGTTCTGGCGATCGTGCGAGCCGGGCTGCGTGAAACGTGTGTACAGCGTGCCCGATGGCGACCGCAGCACCGGATTTTTCCAGATGTGCACCGAGGCCGTGGTGGGCTTGCCGGAAGGCAAGCCGGGCCGGCGGCTGTTCCTGTGGCCGAAGACGCTGATGCCGGCGCCGTTCTGGACGCCGGAGCGCGATGCCGCGTTCATCCGCGACTTCGGAGGCCGGCACACGCCGGGCTACAAGCGCAACGTGCTGGGCGAGTGGGGCGAGGCCGAGAACCCGGTGTGGAGTTGGGATCTGCTGCTGCCCAACGTGCACGAGCTGCCCGACTACCGCGTGCTTACCCTTAACATCGACCGCCAGCGCGGCGAGCTGCACGTGGCCGTGAAACGTGTAGTGCTCCACGTGGAGCAAGGTCGCAAGTCAGGCAGTTACGACTGGCTGTTCGACGGCACGCTGGCGCTGGCCCCCTTCGCCAGCCGCAACGACGCCGAGCGCCGCCAGGCCATGCGCGCGCTACTGCGCGAATACCTCACCGGTGCCACGGCCGGCGTGTACTGGGCCGGCGCCGACCTGGGCGAAACCAACGACCCCACGGAAATCATCATCAGCGAACAGCGCGGCCCGCAGCTACAGGACGTGCTGCGCATCAACGCCCGCGGCGTGGATTACTACATTCAGCGCGAGCTGATCTATTGCCTGCAGGAGCTGTTCGGCGGCCTGCCGCATTGGGGCGTCGACCTGGGCAGCGCCGGCACCGTGGTGGTGAAAGACCTGCAGACCATGGAGGCCTACACCGACCAGCACTTCGACGAGGTCATGACCGGCTACCAGTTCAGCAACGCGGTGGATTGCGTTGGCGAAGACGGCGAGCCACTGGTGGACCGCGCCCGCGACGACGGCGACGGCGAAACCATCGTGCGCGCGCCGGCCAAGCACTGGGCCACGCAGTGCATCAGCCAGCGCCTGCAGGCCAACGGCTACGCGATGGCCTATGACGTGGAAGTGCTCAATCACATGACCAACCACACCGCCCGCCAGGGCACGAAGTGGCCGATCTACGCGAAGAAAGACGACCACGATATCGACGCGCGGCGCATGCAGATGCTGCGCAAGCTGTACGACGACGTGGGCGGCGAGATGGATGTTTTCAGCTGTGGGACGGAGGCACGAGCGGCATGAGCAAGCGAAAGATATTGAGCGCGCTGAAGCACAAAGGGGCCGAGGCTTCGGAGGTTATTTACGAGTGGTCGCCAACTCCGGGTGAGTCAGTGCCTTGCTGGTCGGTGACGCTGACGACGGAGTCCGCCGATCGTTTTGGCGAGCTCGAATTCAACCAGTTTGACAGGCTGCAGGATGTTCTGGATTGGGTTGAAGAATTGCAGCCATACGCCGACACCGAGGCGCGGGTTGCATGACCACGATCCAGATCGACATTAGCGACGAGGACGACGATGAGTCGCCGGCGGAGATCGCCCCGGACGTGGCCGGGAACGCCTACGAGATTTCCATTGCGTCGCTGCAGCTGACTGTCAGCCATGCGCAGATGGACCGCATCTATCGACAACTTCGGCCTTGGTTCGAGGAAGACAACGCATGAACATCAACCCCCGCACCTGGTTCGCCGGCCGCAAATCCAACGACATCGGCAGCAGCGCGATCGCGCGGGCCGGGATGGCGATGGGGCCGTGGACGACGCAGATCAACGGCTTCGTGCCGCGCACGGTGAACCCGTGGTTCTACGAGGCGCTGCGCGAGGCCCTGGGCATCCTCGACGGCGCGATCAACCGCATGGTGACGATGGATGGGGTCATGGCGGTGGAGGGCGGCAACGACAAGCTCACCCAGCTGATCGAGCGCGAGCTGTTCGGCGCCATGCCGGTGGGCGACTTGCAGAGTGGATTGCAGGCGTTCTACGCCGCGCAGGGCAATGAACTGTACGAGCAGGGCTTCACCGTGGGCGAAATGGTGTTCGACCGGCGCGGGCGTGAGCTGATCGGCCTGCGCGTGGCGGACAGCAAGGGCGTGCTATTTCACCGCGATACCGACACCGGCCAGCTGCAGACCTGGTATCTGCCGCCGATGCCCAGCGTCACCGGCCGGCGCGATGGCACCGACGCGGTGGAGACCGTGCTGCGCAACAACGGCCGGCAGCTCAATGCGAGCGTGCTGCAGGGCAAGGGCTATACCCAGATCGACCCGGCGCGGCTGGTCTACGGCGCGTTCAACCCGGAAAACGACCAGCCCTACGGCGTGAGCCTGATGCGCAGCATCGAGTTCGTCGGCCAGATCCTGCTGAAGATGCACAACGCCACCGGGCAGGCGTGGGACCGCTTCGGCGACCCGGTGTTCCACGTGAACTACAAGACCAAGAACCGCGCGCTGAAGGACGGCGCGCTGGACACGCGCCGCAAGCAGCTGGCCGACAACCTTCAGGCTGCACTGATCGCCAAGCGCAACGGCAACAGCGCCGACTTCACCACGGCGGTTGGCGCGGACGACGACATCAGCGTCACCGTGATCGGCGCCGATGGCCAGGCGCTGGAGATCGAAATGCCGGCCCGGCAGATGCAGGAACAGGTGCTGGCGAAGATCGGACTGCCGGCGTGGATGATGGGCATCGGCGGCGGCACCGCCGAGCGCATGGCCGACAACCAGGCCGAGGTGGTGCTGCAGGAAAGCAAGACCCGCTTCGAGGCGCGCAGCCCCGGCCTGAACCGCCTCACGGAAACGTGGCTGCGCGGGCGAGGTCTCACCTGGCGCCCGGGCGACTGGAAGCTGGTGCAGAACCTGCCCAACCTGCGCGACGAGCTCAAGCGTGCGCAGGCGGCATTCCTTAATGCGCAGACCGCGCTGATGCAGGCCAACGGCGGCAAGCTGCCCGCCGCCGACCCCACCCAGCAAAACGACCCCGCCACCCAGCCGGCCAAGGCGGCCATGGTTGGCGCGCTTGACGACCTCGACCCGATCGTGCGCGCCGCCCTGCGCCAAACGCTCAAGGCTGCCGGCGAGCACGCGCACGTGCACAAGGCCGCCAGCGAAATCTGGGCCATCGACGACCCGGCGTTGCCCCGCATCCAGCGCGCCGCCACCCGCGCCCTGCAGGAGGCATGGGACACGCTGGCGGACGACACCCTGCGCGTGCTGGGCCTGCCGGTGGCCGGCAAGACCCCGCAGGCGTTCGCGTTTGACCCCGTGAGCATGCTGCAGCAGCTGCTGCAGCTGCAGACGCAGTTCATCCTTGACCAGTCCGGCGCCGACAGCGCGCTGGTACAGCAGGTGCTGGAGGCGTGGGTCCGCGGCATCGCCAACACCGCCGAAGCGGGCGACGGCCCCGCCGGCGCCGACACCATCATCGCCGCGGCCCGCGCCCAGCGCGCCGCCGCGCTGCCGGCCGAGCTGCACAACGTGCTGCAGAAAACCACCGTGCGCGTGTACGAAAACGACATCGTGCAGGCGCTGCAGGACGCCGCCTACAACGGCACCAACCCGCGCCAGGTGGCCGCCGAGCTGCGCAAGAAGTTCGACGCCCACGCCTACGATTGGGAGCGCCTGGCCGGCAGCGAGATTTCCGCAAGCCATGCCATGGGCCAGAAAAAGGCGCTGACGGACATGGGCATCAACCACTACGACTGGATGCTGGCGCCGGAAGCCTGCAGCATCTGCATCGCGATCGAAGCCGCCGGCCCGTATGAGGTGGCCACCGGCCCGATCCCCGTGCGCGATTCACACCCCGGTTGTTTCTGTGTGATCGCTGGCCGCGCGGACGACTGATCCGCGTGGCACATCCGCGCATGGAAACGCATCGCGGGATTGAAGTCTGATGCAGCCTACTGAGTCGCACATCTGCGCGCAGAGGCTGCCATGTGATGGACAAGAACCAGATCAGTGACGTGCTGGACCTGTCGGTGGACAAGCTCACCGAGCAGCTTCCGGCGCTGGACCGCGAAAGCCTGGTGGAACTGCAGGCGCAGGAGGCGGCCGGCAAGAATCGCGCGACCGCGCTGGCAGCCATCGACGCCGCGCTGATCGCGCTGGACGGCGATCCCGGCGACGAGCAGGGCGACAAGACTCCCACGGGCGTTGGTGAAAAGGTCGACCCGGCGCCGAAAGGCGCCGGGAAGATCCCCGCCACCGACTTCCGCCACCCGGACTACACCGGACCGCTCGATGGTGAGCAGGCCGCCTGGCGCGTGGCCAACATCAAGCCGGTACGCGAGGCGCGCACGAAGTGAGTGTGCAGCAGAAATCGCTGGCGTTGCGCGTGAAGGCGGCCGAGGCGGCAGATGATGCCGCGCTGGCTGCCATTCGCGCATACACGCTGCGCGATTTCGCCGCCGACGAGCTGCAGGTGCGCGAGTACGTGCTGGCGCACAACTGCATCGACCGCGACAACGAGATTTTCGACGAGGGTGTGCTGGACGACTTCGCGCGCACCCTGCCGGGCAAAGGGGTGTACATCAAGCACCCCAGCAGCTGGCAGGGTGATGGCGGCCCGGCCGAGGGCCGCGTGTACGCCACCAGCACCAAGACCATGAGCTTGGACGAGGCGCGCACGCTGCTGCGCGAGCCCGACCTGCAGCTGCCCCCGGATCGTAGCCAGGCCAAGCTGCTGCTGGCCTCCGCGTTTTTCGCCAAGACCCCCGACAACGCCAGCCTGCTGATCAAACAGGACGCCGGCATTGCTGGCGACGTGTCCATCGGCTTCACCGCGCAGTCGCTGCAGAAGGTGACGGACGCGCAAGGCAACGAGCTGACCGCGCGCCGCTGGATGGGGCCGGCCAAGGCGCTGGAAATGTCGCTGGTGTGGCTGGGCGCCCAGCCCGGCGCCCGCGCCGTGAAATCCGCCACCCAAGAAAACCCCGAACCCGAAACCACCAAGCCGGAGCATGTCATGGACATCAAGCAGGAAGACTTCGACGCGCTGAATGCCAAGGCTGCATCCGGCGAAAAGGCCGCCACCGCGCTGGCCGCAATCAAGACCGCACTGGGCGACGACGCCGCGCTGCTGGACAACCCGGCGCAGCTCAAGGCGCACGTGGCCGACGCCAAGGCGTTCAAGGCCGCGCTGGTCGACGACATCGTGGCGCTCGAGCGGCAGCTTGGCCTTACCGGTGACAAGCCGGAAGACGTGGCCGCCGCCAAGGCCTTCCTGGCCGAGTTCAACGTGGAGCGCCTGCAGACCATGCAGAAGGGCTACGAGCGGCGCGCCGGCGGCTTGTACGCCACCGGCCAGATGAAGGGCGCGCACACCAATGCCGGCGGCCCCGGCACCCAGGCGGCGCCGGCCGATTCCCCGATCAACAACCCGGCCCTGGCGGCCTGAGGAGACTTACACCATGGGCCTGCAAGTTCGCTCCCCGGCATCGCAGATCAAGACCCTGCAGATGTCGCACACCGCGGCGACCACCGCGCACGTGCCGGTGCTGATCAATTCGCACCTGCTCATTCCCACCAGCACGGCGGACGCCAATGCGCTGAACGGCTTCACCTACGAAGCCGAGATCAGCGGTGGTGCCAAGGCCGCCGTGGCGCTCGCCGTGGGCGACAAGGTGTACTGGGACAACACGGCCAAGGCGTTCACCAACGTGGCCACTTCGAACACGCTGGTCGGTTACGCGATCGAGCCGGCGCTGTCGGGCGACGCCACCACCGGCCTGATCGCCTTCAACGCTTTCGCGGCCTAAGGAGCCAGCCCACATGCGCACTTTCAGCAAGTTCGAAAAGCTCGGCACCATTGCCGACCCGGGCGA